CTATCGATATTGTTTGTACATCTGCACCAACTTTAACAGGTGCCGGTGATATTGGCTTTAAAGTTGGAACTGCAACAGGTGGAGCACAATTAGTTGCTGCTGCCCCTGATCAAATTCTTGATGGTGGAACAACTGTTCCTGCAGGAGCTGGCTACAATTTAACATTGTTAAACACAACAGGAAGCGATGCATCACCTGCAGCGTCTCCAGCGGCAAATGTGTCAGGTGCAGCAAGAAGTGTTTTCTTGCAAATCACTAACACAGTAAACGTGAGTGGAACTAGCAATGGTAACTTTAGATTTATTATAAACGTACAACAGTTTTAATAGATTAATTATGTGGGTGAGAAACTTCGAGACTTTTTGATCTTGATACTCACCCACACCAATAAGGAGATAAAATGAAATCAGATGTAAAAGCAGTTAGAAAAGATTCTACAGGTTCAGTCTTCGCAGGAAGAACTAGATTAAGAGGAATTATTCTTGCTTCAGATGGAACAGGAGCAGGCACAGTTATATTACAAGACGGAAACTCAGTAACACAGTTTCAAGTTGATGTGCCAAATGGAGATGTATTTTCTTATAATCTAGCAGAAGATGGTATTTTGTTTGAGGGCGGTATGAGTATTTCAACTCTTACAAAAGCTACTGTAACTGTTATTTTAGATAAGTAAGGAGATTAAATGGCTAACACGACTTCAGGAACTACAACGTTCGACAAAACATTTGCTATCGATGAGATAATCGAAGAGGCTTACGATCGTTTAGGTATGTTCACTTTAAATGGTGGGCATATGAAAACAGCCAGAAGATCTTTAAACATTATGTTTCAAGAATGGAGTAATAGAGGACTTCATTATTGGGAAATAGCAAATAACAATATTACATTAGTAAATGGTCAAGCTGTTTATACTATGTTTAGATCAACGTCAGATGGCACGTCAGATGCCACAGCTGTTTATGGCGTAGATGATATATTAGAAGCAAACTACAGAAACAATAACGTTGATACTCCTCTTACAAAAATAAACAGATCCACATATCAAGGTTTGTCAAATAAAACATCAACAGGCACACCTTCACAATATTTTGTACAAAGATTTATTGATAAAATTACAATCACTTTATATTTAACACCAGGTTCATCAGAAGCTGGTAAATTTTTAAACTATTATTATGTAAAAAGAATACAAGATGCTGGTGTTTACACCAACGCTACAGATGTTCCATATAGATTTGTGCCTTGTATGGTTTCAGGTTTAGCTTTTTATTTATGTCAAAAGTATCAACCGCAAAGATGTCAAGAGATGAAACTCTATTATGAAGATGAACTAAATAGAGCGTTGACGGAAGACGGGTCGTCAACTTCGTCTTATATAACTCCGAAAACGTATTATCCAAGTGTCTAATTTTTCAAAAGGTAAATATGCAAAATTTATATCAGATCGTTCTGGTATGGAATTTCCGTATAAAGAAATGGTTAGAGAATGGAATGGTTCTAGAGTTCACGTATCAGAGTATGAACCGAAGCAACCACAATTAGAACCAAAGCCACATGGTGCAGATCCTCAAGGTTTACCAAACGCAAGACCTGCAAAAGTGCAATTACCTACAACTGATTTTTTACCTGATAATCCTTTTTCAACTATTAACACATCTACAGTTATAACTGTTTCAGAGCCAAATAGTGCAAGACAAACTGGCGATATAGTAAGATTTTATGATGTGAAAGAACCTGTAGGTGGAGTATCAATAGCTACTTTACAACCTGAAACGACTTTAGCTGCTTCAATTAACAATACAACAGACACAATATTGGTAAATGATTCTTCTGATTTTCCCTCTGCTGGATTCATCGTAATAGAAAAAATAAATAGTGACACTAAATTATATGAAAATGAAGTTATCCAATACACAGGAAATACAGGAAATACTTTTACAGGATGCACTAGGGGGAGTAATGCTCAAACTAGGGGGAATACTCCTGAGACTACAACAGCTAGCTCACATTCTTTGGGTGCAAAAGTCCTTGGCGCTTTCTCAATAACTATGATATCAAGTACAGTAAAGAATCCTAACGGGATGCCCGCTACGTTGACAGAAAATAATAGCTACAAATTTACAGCTTTGTCAGCAGCTACAAGCACGGCAACAGGTGGTGGTTCTTTTGTATCGGCAGGACCGATAGATAATGGAGTAACTGAATGACATATGATGAATTAAAAACAAAAATTAGAGCTTATACAGAGGTAGATAACAACGTTACAACACCCACTGTTTTAACTGATACGATCGTAAATGGATTTATTGAAGATGCTGAATTTAGAATTTTAAGAGAGGTAGATTCTGACAATAATAGAAGATACGTAACAGCAACGATGGTTGCAGGACAAAGATTTATAGACACCCCTGCTGACCTATTAGTAGTGAGATCCGCTCAAATTGTGGACCAAGATTTAAGCACTTCTCCTACGACAGATAGGAATATTATTGAGTATAGAGACACCAATTTCATGGCAGAATATAACCCTACAGACGCTCAGGGAACACCAAAATATTTTAGTTATTGGGATCAGGACACCTTAGTCTTTGCTCCGGTGGCAGATGCAGCTTACACAATTCAATTAAATTATATCTTGAAACCAGCTGGATTATCTAGTACAAATCCAACTACATACCTAAGTCTGCAGTTTCCCAACGGACTTTTGTATGCATGCCTAGTTGAGGCTTTTAGTTTTCTAAAGGGACCACAAGATCTCTTGCAATTATACGAACAAAAGTATAATAAAGCGATTGAAGGGTTCGCAGTAGAACAAATGGGAAGAAGAAGACGAGATGAGTACATTGAAAGTGCTCCTCGTTTACCAAAACAAGGATAAGGAGATAAAACATGGCAATTACACAAGCGATAGCAAACAGTTTCAAGAAAGAACTTTTGGATGGCGATCACGATTTTTCACAATCTGGTGGAGACGTGTTCAAGATTGCTCTTTACACTTCTTCTGCAACTTTAACCTCAGCGACAACTGTCTATCCAGGTGACAGCACTGGTAACCAAGTTTCTAACTCTGGACAGTACACACAAGGTGGAGGAAAACTAGTTAACGGTGGAACTTCAATGACAGCTGGTGTAGCTAGATGTGACTTTGCAGATAGATCTTTTACTGGTGTAACTTTAACAGCGAGAGGTGCATTAATTTATAATACATCTTTTTCTAATAAAGCTGTAGCAGTATTAAACTTCGGAAGTGATAAGACAGCGACATCAGGAACGTTTACTATTCAGTTTCCAGCAGCCACGTCAACAGCAGCGATTCTAAGGATCTCTGGTTAATAGGAGGTAACTCCTATGGCGTTTAAAACGTATACAGTTACTGTCGACATAGGCAGTAGGTACGGCGGCGGGACAGGAAGCGTATTTTATTTAGACGGTGTTCGTACGATGGACGTCGATGTAGTCGGCGGCTTAACGTATGCGTTTAATCAAGATTCTAATACAAACGATAATCACCCATTAATTTTTTCTACAACTACATCAACAGGTCAAGCAATAACTTCTGGTGTAACTTTTAAATTAGATGGGTCGACAGTTTCTTACGCTCAATACACAGACACAACAACTTTTAACGCAGCAACAACTCGTTCTGTAG